GAGGGGTGGCTGATCTGAAATTCTTCATGTTCAGACTGGCTAGGCTATACGCTTAAAAGAAAGATTACCAACCAGGAAAATCCGCTGACCCGAAAATCCGCTGACCCATAATATGCTTGAAACGGCTGTTTTCTGCTACCTGTCAGAAAAAAGAAATCCCTGATAATGTCTGATTATCAGGGATTTGCTTAATTTCTCTTTTGTTTTCAGTGATCCGCCTGGGGCTCGAACCCAGGACCCCAACATTAAAAGTGTTGAAACTTGGGCTGAATATCAAGCCTTTAGCGTATTTCGTGCTTAAAAGACGTTGTTAATACTATTTTGATACAAAGATACAAAGGTATTTGATACCTGCAAACTTATCTAGTATAATTAATGGCTTATAAAGTAACGTAGGGTCATATTATGTACTTATATCAAGTTTTACATAATTGAAAAGTTACAGCCGTAGAAAGTAGGGAGGGCTGGGGTTTAAAGCACTATCAGCTTAAAATATTACCCCATTCCCCTTCATTCATTACTTATTCATAAATTCATCTAGTTCCTGCTTCTTTCGTTCCATATAATTAGTATATAGTTCTGTTGGTTCATCTGTAACCAAAGTGGCTTCATCACCGCCAAAACATATAGCTTCAAATTCATTCCTAGATAAGAATACAGCCTTTATATCTTCCTTATCAACCTCTATAGAATATACAGCAGTATCTTCCTGCTCATTTCTAAATGCAAAGAACTCTGCTACATCTCTACTGGTAGTCCAAGAAATACCGAAACAGCTATCTTCATCTTCATACTCTTCTATACTGCAACCTCTATACAAAGTAACCTTATCGGGCAAACTATTATAATAGGCTAGTTCTTCTTCATTCATCACTAATTCCTTCTTACACCTCATAAAGTATTGTATAGCCCTAAAATCCCCTGTACCTCTGCCCTCAGTCCAAGCTATAGCCAGTCCTTTATTAAAGGCTTCATCAGATAGTTTGCCCTTCTCAGCAAGGTCTGCAAATAGTTCCCATCTGAGATTACTATCTGTATAAGTCCATAATAAATTAGTAATATCTTCACCTGTTGCTATCCCTCTTTGGAAAGCATCTTCAATAGCTTTAGCTTTCTTAGCTTCCCATTCTTGCATCTGCTTTAAAGCATCTTCTAATTCTTTTCCTTCTAATACTTTCATACTTATTAGTATTTAAAGCCAGCTACCATTACCGATAACTGGCTATTGATTTAAAAATCTATTTCAACTTGTTTCCCTTCAAAAGTCTGTAATAGCTTATCTCCAATCAGCTTTACTAATGAATTAACAGAACCTCTTTTGTATGCAACAGGTTCTTCCATATAATCATTAACCAAACTGGCTACAGCTACTAGACCAACAGCTTCAAACATAGATACCTGTTTAGGTTCTATAGGTTCATTCCACTGTTCAGCAGTTTCAGCTATTGCAGTAACATTAATAACTACATCTTCATCACCTTCATTAATAATGCCTGTATCAGCATATCTAAGGTTTAATTCAAACCCCAATTCCAGTAAATTCCAAAGCTGGATTAATTCTTTTGTTTGTGTATCCATACTCATCTGTTTAAACCATTAATAAAATTACTTCTTTCTTCTTCACTCATTGCAGCCAGCATAGCCTTTAGTTCTTCCTTGTGCCCATTAGCCATCTCTGCCAACTTAGCCTGCTTCAACTCTCTTAGGTTAGAGATATACATCTCATAGCTCTTAATACGGTCATCGCACATCTTAATGTACTCATCGGCACTGGCATTTACTTTGAACTGCTTGCCGAATTGTTCACACTGTACCTTGCGGTCAGTTAGGTCTATTTCTTTACCTTTAATAGTAACTGTATTAATCATAAAATTATGCCGCTGCCCTGCGGAACTTATTTAGGTATCTGGCACACCAGTTATTTAACTGGCAGCAAAAGTACTAGAACTAATTTACATAATGCAAGAATTAATTGTTACTTACTACAGACCTTTTAAAGTAACAGTTTCTCCTTCTTTTAGCATTTCATATTCTACTTCTAGCCAGTTATTAGTATTCCACTGCTTCCATTTTATAAAGGTTACAGGTAATAACTGACCTTGCAAGTTTATCCAGCTTAGATTCTCCTTGAATTTATCAGCCAGCATTAATAACTGTCTAAATCGACTTCGGGTAGCTAATGCAGGTGTTAGTTTAAACAGATGCAGAATCTTTAGAATCATATCCTGTTCATTTGTGCTAACTAGACTATCCTTCTTCCTCTTTACTGGAAAGTAGTAATGCAGGAAGTTAGCCAGTTCTACAGCGAACATACTTTGTATGTAGGTGTTATTAGCTACTTCTGGTAACTTACATATTTTGTCCGTTTCATAACTATCAGCAGTCGTATTAATCCGAATAGCATCCATCACATTCTTTATCGCATATTCAGTATTAAATGTAAATGTTTTACCATCCTTATCAGTAATGGTTATACTGGCTACTTCATTCATCTTATCTAATTCATCATTCATCTCTTTAGCCGTAGGTCTTAGCTTTACAAAGTAATGCTGTTCTATTACATATATTATATAGCAGCATAACATATACAGTTTTTCCTTGCTCCCATCAAATTCTATCTGCTCATTAAAGGTATCAAAGTCTACTGTAGGCACATAGTTTCCTTCCAACCAAACAGTAGCAAAGTTATCTGGCTTCACAGAATAACATCTGTCACCTTCAACTATAGCATAATACTGAATTTCCTTATAATAGTAATCTATATATTCCATACTGCAAAACTAATAAAATAGCCTGCAATCCAATAAAGGACTACAGGCTAAATTTATTTATTGTCTTACTCTATAATGATAATCTATGCCAAATAAAGTACCACTAAACACTAATATTTGTCCTAGTACCCATAACACACTATTATCTATTATACCTAATGGTGCTACCCCAAAAGCCATCACAACAAGGACACAACCGAACAGTATTAGTAATACTGCCACTACCAGTTGTATCTCTATTTTATTATCTTTTATAAAACCCATAGTTCAATTAAATATTATCAAAGTTAAAGTTAGATACTAAATTACCACCATTAGTAATACTTCCACTAACGGTATATGTTTGATTGGGAATAGGTAGTATTCCTAATTCACTCCAAGTAAAACTTATACTCATAACTGGTATTGAAGAAGTACTATATTCCCATTTTTTAGAACCACTGCCAGGACTTTCAATCCCAATTATATAAGAAGTACTTGTTTGTGGTCTGCCTTCTGGAAAATATAATGTTAATTTAACTCCGTTACTTTCTCTAATACATTTAATGGCTTCTAATATCGTATAAGTTCTATAGTTCTTAATTTCTACTTTCTTAGCCACTGCATTAGGCACTGCAAAAGCATTATAAGCATTTGCTTTGTCTTTTACATACTGCCAGTTTCTTAAATCAGTAATACCACCTTCAACGTAAAGATTACGTGTTAAGAACAAAGTACAAGTTTGTTTTGTATTAATATAACTTGTAGGAAAGTTACCACTACTTATGTCAGCATAAAACTTATTATACCAAGCGTTATTAAACTTAATGGATGTTTGTTGTGAGTTATATTCATTAAACAATCCTCTAGCATAATCACCAACTAAAATGCAAGGATAATAATTTTCAAATTTAATTGCATCACCATCTGTATTAATTAACTCTCTAAAATCTATTCCAGTAGTATTACTTCCTGTATAATCATAAATAACTGAGCAATTAAAACTTTTAGGAACATTAGTGTAGGCTAGGTTTGTTATCTCACCTGTAAGTGTTGGCACTGCATTAGTATCATAACCTCTAAAATCACCTAATCGAAATGGGGATAGCTCACCGCCATTAGGTTTGCCAATATAATCAAAATTAGTATCGTGAAGCTGATTATAATTTCCTGCACTTGTACTAGCCTTAATACCATAATAGATACCTAAAGAATTATCACCGCTTGTTCCTTTAAATTCTTCATCACTCAAACCTTCAACTTTATTATAACGTATAGGTTTATGCTTTGACCATTTATTTATATTATTATGTGTACATAATGTACCGATATCTCTACTGCTTGAACCTATTGCATTACCTACTATACTTGTTGTTATTCCTGCACTTCCTAATATCATATCAAATTAGTTTTCAGTTTGTTATTTGTTCTTTAAGTCTATCTATTTCCTTTCTCATTTCCTTGTTGGATTGAATAAGAATAGCTATCAGTTGTATATAATCTATTGATTTATATTCGCCGTTATAAATTGGATGCACAATACTTGGTATTACTTCTTCAACTTCTTGCGCTATTAAACCATAATTCAACTTGTTATTCTTATTAGGATTAAGTTCTTTTGCCTTATCATTCCATTTAAAAGAAACAGGTCTCAATTTATCTATGATGTCACTAGCATTATTTATTGCTTTAACCTCCTCTTTTAAACGCTTATCAGAAGTACTATAAGCTGTTACTTCTCCATTTGCTTGTAAATTCCCGTGAACAGTAAAACGTGAAACTATAAGGTCTGCTGTACCTTCTCCGTTTAATTGTAATTGAGCACCCGCACTGTTTCCCCAATCATCATTGGACACTGCTAACAGCATACTTCCCCACGTATTTCGATTCATACGATAAGAACCTATAGTATATCTTGTCAGATATCCAACTCCATCAATTGAATCTTTCCACCCAATAACAGGACGTGAAGAGGTTTGATTAGGTATCATTAATGCTATCTGATTAGCTCTGAAAATTGCATTATCTGGATTAAAGAATATGTCCCAAGAATGATTCCACCTATCAACCATACTACTAATATATGAACTAGTTGTATATACATTATCAGTGTTGGATATAGTACCATTTGCGGTAAATGAACCTGTCGCCATTGGATACCAATTACCATCCTGACTACTACCGTCCCTTAACTGTAACTGTCCAAGTCTAAGAAATAATTGTGCCCAAGCTACATCAGGAATATGAAACAGCACTTTTGGATAGCTTCCTACACTATTACCACCATTAATTTGCATAGTATTACTACAGTTAATTGTACCAGTTGAATATAAGTCACCAGTAATATCGTTAGTACCATCAAATCTTTGTCCCCAAAGATTTCTAGCCGTTTGTAATTGGGTAGCACTACCAGCGTTACCACTGATACTAGCACTACTAGTAATAAATCCTGCACCGTTAGTTAACTGATTAGTGTTATTGGGTATAGCTACACTGACTGCTGCACTACCATTAAAAGACTTGGATTGATAGCCTGTAAAGGTTAATGTATTAATAACCTTATTTGCTACTGTAGCATAAGGAACAGTAATATTATTAGTAGTACCATTTTTAGTCCAAGTAAGGTGGTTACCATTAGTACCAAGTGCACTAACATAACTACTATTATGGTTATGTGAACTAGGTGTAAATGTAGATGGTTTATCACTTATTTCACCCCAACTATAGGAAGGCTTTGCAGATGTTATCCAACTAGGTTTATCTGTTATATCTTCCCAACTAGAAACACTGCTTTTAGAATCTATCATATCTTTAAGGATTCTACCCATATTAGCACTTAAAGCACAGTCTGTAGCTGTACTGGTAAGTGCATCCACTATAGTTACAGTTCCAGTACCCGAAGTAGTTCCAGCACCATAAGCACTAATTTCTTTCTCGCCTATTACATTAACTTTTGCTCTTAAATCACCTGCACTATCAAAGTAAAACGCCTTGTCCCATATAGTTTTATCTAACTTGTTATTCCAACTAGTAAGATTGGCTTCTGTTATCTTGTCTAATGTAGTCTTGTTAGTATGTGTGTGGTTGTTCTCATTCCACTTAGCTATATTGGCATCTGTAAGTGCTGCTGGCTTCCCTTCTATATTAGTCCAAGTAACCTTAGTACCATCACCATTAACCCACTTCTTAGAAGCTGCGTCATACTTTAATATTTGCTCGTCTGCCAGATTGGTTAGTGTTACATCTTCCAGACCAGCTAATAATATACTGCTAGGTTCTATAGCTTGTATCATCTCTCTTAATATCCTACCTTGATTGGCTGACAAAGCAGCATCTACAGCTACAGAATCCAAGCCATCATAAATAGTAACTGAACCTGTAGGTGTATCACCACTTGTAGAACCTTGACCATAAGCAGTAATTTCACCTTCACCGATTAAGTTTCCAGTAAATACTATCTTTGATATATCTACTGTATAAGAGCCGTCACCATTATTAACAGCAGGTAGAAAGTTTCCACTTAAAGAAGAACTTCCACCACCGCCAACATTAGTAACAGCTACATTACTAGCATTGACTACACCGTTACGAAATGTCTTATTTATATTTGTCCTTGTAAATTGCATATTACTTCTTTTCTATTAACCGTATTTCCTGCTTGCATAATCTATAATCTGTAGTAATGCTGTCTACTATGAAGGTCTTATTAGGAAGAAAATTATCAGTCATAGTAGCATATACTTTAAACTTGTTCTGTAAGTTCAGATTCAGAATGGCAGAAGGTGTACTATATTGTGTTACTAGCCTATATATAAGATGCTCTTCCTGTCTATATATCTGCTTAGTAGCCTTATTATATACGTTATCTAGATAAGTAAAGCTAGTACCATTAGCACTATAGCAAACTGCACTATAGTTACATTCCTTATTATCCCAAGTACATATAGCAAAATCTTCTGAATCCATCTCATTTACAAAGTCCTCATTTATAATATTGCTGTATTCAGTATCAGAATCCTTTTCTTCTTCCTTTTGAAAGTTCTGAACTTTAGCCTGTATATCAAAATCACTAAGAAACACCGCATCACATCTATAGCTATTATCTATTTTGTGTGGATGGTATAATGTAAAGGTAGGTTTACCAGTAATCACTTCATTAGTGTTAGGCATTGGAATAGCGTAACCTTCACCATCTATTCCCATCTTCCAATCAATGTTATTTTTAACTGGGAATATCCTGTTAATACAATGGTCTGACTGTCCTTGGTTATCAAAGTATAATTTGAATGTACTATCTGTAGTAGTCCACCCAGAACCATTCCAGTACATATTGCCATATTTTAGCTTACAGTCTATATAAAGATTATCTGGATTAAAGTTATCATCTTTGTTACTATATCCTTGCATTATATACATTTCAGATTCTCTATCCATAAATAGGAAATTTCCCTTAATAATTAGATAAGTTGAACCACCAATGAAGCTAACATTATTATCATTTACTTCCAGTTCAAATAATGGTCTTAGTTTACCATCATAAGTATTATGAACGTGTAATAGTACATAGTCTGTGAAATTGATATTATTATACTTCTTATTAAAATCAGTAACCTTATCAAAGAAGGCTTTACAAATAGTAGCACCTACATAGTTCTGTGTAGTAGCATAGTTAATAGTAGAAGGTGCTGATACTTGTGCTAATGTGGTCTTATTATAATAGTAACATTTATAGTTACTGTTCTTTAGATACTTAAAGAAACATTTGTGCATACCACCTTTACCATCTTCATTTACTTCCTGCACATAAGACCAGCTACCACCATAGTTAGTTAAATACTTCTCATCCCAGATACTAGGTATAATGCTGTCAAAGCTGTATAGACTGTCTTTAACAGTAACCTTATTATATACATTATCTAAGGATAACTGACCACCATTTTCAACATAATCACTGGCTTCTATTTCCTTAGACTGCTGTAATGTTATCTTAGTGGATGCTGTACTACCAATGGTAAACTTATAGTAAGTATTGATTCCATTTTTAATAGCATCATAATCCAAGAAGTAAACCTTATCACCATCAGCTACAGCAGTTACATTAAGGTATTTACAAACTTCTTCCAGAACTTCCTGCATAGTCATAGGTTCATCATCTTCATCAAAGAAGTTCTGTTCACTGATATACATCTTACTAGGTAAACAAAAGTCAGATGTAGCATTTAACTGTGTATTATCCGAAATATAGAAAGAACTATAAGCATTACATTTACCAAGCAGATGGTTTATAATCTGGGTAAATAAAACTATATTCTTCTTGCCGCCTATAGTGGTGTACTTATAATACTGTAATGTGCTAAGTGCATCTATGGCTTCTACCTCTATTTCTTCTAATTCATTCTCATAGCCTTGACTGTATAGATTGGGTGTTACATACCCAACCCATACAATACCATCAGTATTACTAAGAACTACCTTATTCTGTTGTGCTGTACTACTATACAAATCAAACTTATAATCGTCTGTAATCATTCCTATAGTAGCACTGCTATACTTACAAGGTTTATATAGATGTGAATCAGAAGTTTCTAACTCGGTTATGAATGGTGTAGCAGATAAAGTAATGTTCTGCATTTCTCCAGAACCTATTTCCAATGTGTATAGCTTCTCATTTATATCATAGAATTGTGCTGTATATTTCATCTTACTTTAGCTGTTTTATTATTGTAATTGGCTAGAACTCCTACAAGTTCCTTTCCTCTAATCTTAAACTCTACCTGACCACCGCCAGCAGAACCCATAACTCCATTACCATTAAGCAGGTTAAACAGATTCCTTTGCTGTCTGTTATTAAGAATCATTTCACCAGCATTTACCCTAGCTAGGTTCATATCTCCAATAGTACTATTGCCAGCGAATATACCACCAGTACTAAAGGAAGGAATACTAGCCAAAGCTGCTACTACAGCCGCTGCTGCTGCACCTGCCAACAACCATCCTACAAACGGGGTTTGGGCTGCACTGGCTACACCACTGGCAATAGCTTCACCTTTCTTGGCTGTAGTTAATGCTACAATTTGTGGGATAGCTGCTGCTACAGCACTAATCAAATTAGCACCCCAACTTAACCAAGCTGCCGCACCTTCATTGGTCATATTGGTTACAGAACCCATAATAGAAGCTATAGCACCTAAACTTTGTGCATACTCATTATTCAGTTTGATATTCTTATTAGTAATAGGGCTACTAAACTTAGGAAGTGAAGTAGGTATTTCTGGCTTCACCATACCAGCCAAACCAGCAGGTTTGCCATCTAACTTACCAATAGGTGCATTAGGATATTTGTACTGGAACTCTATTACCCTTTTCTGTTCGGTAAGTGCATTTAGTTCAGCATTGATTCTTATCCTATCTTCATTACTAATAGCTAGGTTTAATTCCTTTCTTAAAGATGCTATCTGTGCATCCAGTTCTACTAATGAACCAGTAGGAATAACAGGTTTTAATTTAACCTCTCCATTATTAAGACCATCCTTTAAATCCTGTCCTGCATCAGACATATCTTTCTTGATTGTTCCTACCTTATCAGTAAAGGTTATAGCCTTATCTAGCATATCCTTTACTTCTTCACCGACTTCCGAAGTAAAGATATTCTGGAATCTAATCATATTCTCTAGGCTCTCATCTGTAGCTTCTTCCAATTCCTTAACACCTTTAGTATAAGTGTCTAATCCTTCACTACCTACACCAGCACCGCTAATCATCATTAAGTAACCTAGATTCCTAGTACCTTTAGCATCTGACTTCCTTTGCTTGTACTTCTCTAAATCTGCATATTCCTTAGTAGACGGGTCTAATAAACTCTCATATAGTTTTTGTGCTTCCTTAGCATTATTAATACCAGTAACACCTTTAGCCTTCATTACTTCTTGAATCTGTTCCCAGAAGTACTTACTTTTACTTTCCCTCTCTAAGATTTCCTTCTTGGATAATTCTATGTAAGTGTTATAGGCTGCTGTCCTTTCCTCATTACTAATACCCTTCTTAGTAATAAGGTATTCATAGTTATTTCTTTCTGCTTCTAATCTATCTGCTTTAGATTCACCGATAGCCATAGCCATCTTAGCATTAGATAAGGCTTCTGTATATCTCTTAGCCAGTCCGATAGCATTTAATATCCCATTCTCAAATACAGTCCAATCACCACTATATAAAGACGAAAAGAAGTTATCTACAGTAGTCTTAGCAGTACCTACTACAGTATTCCAGTCCTGCTGTGCTTCTCTGGAACTATTAACAGCAGCATTAAATGCTTCCCCAGCAGTCATAGCTATACCTAGCACACCAGCAAATCTTCCTATAGTAGCTGTGATATTCCTTCCTACCTGCTGAAACTGTTGTACTTGTTGTGTGGACTGTCTTATGTTGTTATCGAATTGACTACTATTTAATAATAGTCTGGTTACTAAATCAGCCATATTTAATTATGTGTTGTATATTGTTTAGCTTTCTCTTTCAATCTCTTAATATCTTCATTACTAATAGATGTTTCTCCTGTAGTATCACTATCCCAAGTAAACTGCATTATATCAGTAGGCTTTAACTTCTTAGTGCTGTTACATTGTGCAATTACATAAGCTATCATTCTAGCCTGTTCCCAGCTATTTCTATCCTTCCTATGTAGATTGCTAATCAATGGTTCTAACTCATACATCTGCATCTTATCTAGTACATATTCTGGGTCTAGTCTACCTTCTATTACTAAGGCTGAATATATCTCCTTAGTGGTTAGGACTTTTTTTTAGCATCCGTATTATTAGTAATGAATAGCTGTTGCTTCTCCAGTTCCTTCTTTAAGAAGTTCTGGAACTCTACCATAATACCCATATCTTCATCTATGGCTTCTATCAGTTCCTCAAAGGTTAGTGAACTGTCTGGATTATTAGCCATTAAGACACAGTAGAAGAATAGATATTCATCTGTGATAGTCTTTAACTCAAATGCCTTACCTGTAATCTGTTCATAGATAAATAAGGCTCTAAGAGTATATTTCAATTTGTAGTCTTGTCCTTTAATAGTCATATCAATAAGTATTAAATAATAAAGCCTTTACACCTCCATAACCTAGAGATATAAAGGCTTATAATTATGCTGCTTTTGAAAGTGCACCCACACCTTCAAATGAAGCTGTAAATGTTGCATTATCTCCATTAGGAGCATTGGCTTCAAGTGCTGTAATAATAACATTACCCGAATAAGTTCCAGTAGTAGCTGGCAACCATCCCCCTTCTGGTACTTCATCCTTCTTTGTTGAATAATCTTTCTCTAAACAGAATACAGCCTTAATAGGTGTTCTGGCTGTTAGCTTGTCAAATAGCATATCAAAAGTAATACCTTCACCATCATTAGAATAAAGGTTCTCGGTACTACAATTCCAGTTAATCTTTCTAGCTGCCTTAGCTACCCATTTACCACCGCTATCCTTAGAAGTGGTTTCTACTGTTTCTACATTTATACTTAGTTTGTGGTTAGTGGCAAATGCTATAGACTTATCGTCAATAAATAGCATTAAGTCACCACCGTTAATTACTTGTCCTGCCATTTGTCTTTATGTTGAATGTAAGGTTTTGAATGAACGTATCTTCTATGTAATCTTCATCTGCATTAGTCATTCTAATATCCTGTATGTTAATACCAGAATAGTTCCCCTTTTTACCTTGTAAGGCATCCTTTACTAAATCAGCTATTTCTATGCTTTCATTATACTTATCAGAAGCTATAACTACTTCTACATAAGTATCTTCCTTATAGATAAACCTATCTTTACTATCAGATGGTTCTATACCAGTTCTTCTATAAACAATAAAGGGAAATGTAGTACCAGTATCAGCAATTAAGGGATATATTTTATTTTGTACCCTGCCAGTAACATTAGCATCATTACTAAGCAGGTTATATATTGCTTTGCCTACTTGTAAACTCATCGTCTGTTTCTATTTGCTATTCTCTGAATTGACTGGCTAATAAGGTTATCCATACTATTAAAGATTTCCCCTTCCTTATGGCTCTTAGCTGTTCTAAAGAAATGTACAGCATTAATACTACCTCTATTGGCTGCTGCTCTCTGCCTTCTTATAGGATTCCGACCTCTGACAGATGCAGTATTATTACCAGTGGTTCTTCTAACTCCAGTACCCATTTCAAAGAACTTCAATCTAAAGTCACCCATAATATGTACTTTAGCTTCTGTCCCATTTCGGTCAGCATTAGATTTAATCCCACTTACTAAGGTTCTACCATTCCACCAGTTTCTACTGGAAGCTGCTCTGCCTAAAGTCTGCCTTAGCTGTCTTTTAGTTTCACCGACTAAGATACCAGCACCCTTTCTTAAAGCACTTCTATAAACCTGCCTTTGCTGCCTACTAGTCAAATCCGCAAACATAGAAACTACCTGTCTGGCATCCACTTCTATGTTATTCATTTATCAATTCAGTTACTATAGTGGTTGATTGCTTATATAATTCTGGATTTATGCTAAGAATCCTGTACTTCTTTCCATCCCAAAGGATTCTCATATTCTCATTTACCTTATGATAATATCTAACAGTAAAAGTTACAGTATAAGAATGAACTATTTCATTATTCTGATTCTGTCTATTACCACTGTTATAAGTAACATTAGACCTAGTGCTAATAACATCTCTCCAATCAATAGAATTAGCACCATAGCCATCTTTAATTGCTACAGGTTCTTGTATGGTAATAGGATAATGTAATGCTCCTGCTCTCATTTAATTGTGTATTTACGGTAAAGTCCTATCAGATATTCATAACTATAGGGAATCTTAACTACTGTACCATAACTAACAGGTTCTCTATTTGCATAAAGATTACCTATCATTAGTAACATAGCGTGAATTATAGCAGGTGGTAAAGTACCACCTACTTCTAATTCATCTAAAGCTATGTCTAAATGTTTAGATACTGAATCCTCTGCTACAGCTATTAAGTCCAGAATGTACATATCGTCTGTCCTAAAATCCTCATCTACTAGCAGCTGTTTCTTTGCTTGTTCTAAAGTTATATACATAGCTTACTACTTATTAAATAGACTATAATTAGGCTTTAAGAACCTTCTTAACAAATGCTTCTGTTCTTCTAGGCTTGGCATCAAAGTAAGCATTGATAACAAGTCTTACTTTACCGTTAGCAGCTTGTGTATATGGGTCTACTGTTAAATCAATTCCACCCCATTGACCAATAACCAAATCAGCAAAATTACCGAAGATTACACCCTTACCAGCTACAGCAGAAGTAGAAAGAACTGGATAACCGTTTACCTCATTACCTTCCATCAGATACTTACCAGTATCAGTACCCTTGTCAGTAGTCTTTAAATCAGCCTTAGCAGAAGGTGAAACAATAAACTTAATATCACCTCTCACATTCTTAGCTTCCAAATCAGCTTCCATCTTAACAATATCCTTGTAAGTGATAGCATTGCTATCTGCTACTACAGCATTAAGCATACCAGCAGGTTTCTTTGCATCACCAGCTTCACTACCCCAAATAGTAGCTTCAAGTTTGTTGGCAATAGCTGAAACAATATCTCTCTTTAGCATTTCCTCAGCAGAATTAGAATCTTGAATTAAGAATTGCTTAGATACGTCGATATATGCAGTAAGTCTTTTAGGCTCTAGGTTTACTTCTGAGAATGTACCACCGCCATTAGAAGCAGCATCAACTTCACCAGCCCAACCTACATTTGAACCAGAATAAACAGGAATAGAAACATTACCTACAAGTCCTGTCATATAAGAAGCACCTGCTTGTGCCAATACTAAACTTGCTCTCAATGGTTCAAGAATACCCAACTTATCTTCTGCTACATTCTCCTGTCCTGCTGTAGCTACAGTAGCTTTAATATCACCTCTTTCCTCGATAGGAAGTACAATCTGTCCGCTATAAGACTGACCAGCCTTGCGCATTTCTGCGATACCAGCAGTTACTACTTCCTGTGCTCTCTCGTCTAATTGTCTGTTATTGGCTACATCATTGATAGCCTTTAAAAGTGAAAACTTTTCCTTCATAGTATTAGTTGTATGTGTTGTTTGTTTAAGGTTATCTTCTTCAATCTTCCTAATCTGAATATCTATATCTGCCGCTTCTTTAGTAAGTGCATCAAATTCTACCTGCTCGCCAGCATTTAGCTTTCTTACTTCCTTCTCTGCACCAGATATAATTTCCTCTGCTCTCTTTTTAAGCAGTTCCTTTTTGTCCAGTAGTTCTAAGGTGTTCATTAGTTTAACTTACTCCTAAGTCCAGCGAAGTAATCTTTTAAATCCTCGCTCTCTAAATCCTGCATCTTTCTTAATGCTACAGATGTATCTGGATATGCTTCCTTATATACTGGTGATACATCGAATAATTCTTTGAAGCTATTGATAGTTCTTAAATAACTACCATCTTCCTTCTTAGTCCAAGTATCTTTACCGATAGTAAAGGCAAATGAAGAAGTACTAATATCACCCCTTCTAAGACCTTCTAACAGTTCATCACCTAAAGCAGTGTTAGGTGCTTCAAACCTGTATTTAAGTCCAGTATCATCTATAGTTAATTCTAGGCTTCCAGTACCATATTTAGACCTGGCTAATATACCTCTATCCTCATTGTGATTCAGTAAGCATAGTATATCAGACTTTTCTAAAATACCTTCTAAGGCTGTAGGTTCTATTACTTCAGTAAAGCCACCTAAATCCCTAGACTGCTTACCGAATACTAAAGCATACCCTTCTACAGTCCTAGAATCCATCTTTACAATTTCATTACAGTTTCTTAGTTCTCTCATAGTATTGTTATTATTCCAATAGAATCCAACCAGTATTATCTATCTGATTCTGTAATGCTGCTACCTGTTCCTTTAATAGCTTGTTCTGTTCCTCTAAGGATTCAATATACTTTCTTAATGCAGAATCGTCATAGTTACTAAGTCCAGCCAGTTTCTGTTTCTCTGGTGTTGTGTAATCTTCTGTAGATAACTGCTTACCGTCTACCTTATCAACTTTGGTATTAACAACATCTTTAATACCTTGTAATTCATCCTGTAAATCGGTCTGCTTAGTAATATCACCTTCTATAGTACCCCATACAGCATTAACTGTACTACCAATCTTGGCACTGATTCTATCCAGTTCTAATACTCCTTCTTTAGTTGCTCTCTGTAGTTCCATTACTTCAAATAATAATTAGTCTGCCCCTTTACTACCTCATCATAATAAGCATCATTAAACATAGCATTAGGACTTTTAAAACTGTAGCTGTAATAGATTAGTCCAGATTGTAGCTTATCTAGGTCAGATGAATTAATAACCGCCTTATCTATTCTATCTTCTTCTACTATACCAGTCAAATCACCACCTTTAAAACCACATTCTATAAACTCTGCTGGGTTTGTGGTGTAAAGTCTAAGTATAAATTCAGAAGTGTTTCTTACCCTAAAAGGAATACCGTCTTTATCTTCCAACTTAATATTGAATACTAAGTCAGTCCCCTTGTAAATTGTCTGTATCATTGATTATATTGTTATTAGATGGAATGTTATTAGCAGCATTTTTAATCTCCATTAGATTAACCTGTATAAAGTGAGAATCCCCACCATCTATAGCAGGTAAATCCAACTGCTTTCTAATCTCATTGGCACTAACCACACCGATATTAAACAGTGTATTGTAGTAGTTTGCTAAAGATTGTTTGTCTGCTCTTAGTAATACAGAAGTATCAAATCTTACATCTATTCTACTCCTTTCAGAAGGCTTGTACAGCTTCCTTTCAAACTCTAATTCTATCTTCTCTAGTAATGGTGATAATGTATCAGTAAGAAAAGCCAGCTGAGTAGCCTCAACAGTACTATAACTGCTCTTGGATAAGTCAAATGCTTTTACAGGTGATACCCCGAAGAACCTACAAATATCAATTACATTAAACTGTCTGGTTTCTAATAGTTGTGCATCAGCAGGATTCACTGTAATAGGCTGGAAGTCCATATTACCTTCTAATACAGCTACTCCATTAGGTGTACCAGTAGTAGGACTAAAAGCAGTCTGCCAGCTAGTTTTTAAATCTACCTTCTGCTTACCAGTTAAAGTAGATTGTACTTTAAGAATACCAGCCAGATTAGCACCACCTTTAAAGAATCCTTGTGCGTGTGATTCAGAATCTGTAGCCAGTCCTAAAGTCTGTCTGGCGTGTTGTAAAGTACTGATTCCAGTAATACCATCATAACTAAAGTTCAGTATATGAATCATATTGCAAGGCTCTACCAGTCCTTTAATGCCTACAACACTATATTTAATTCCGTCCTTCTGTTCAGTAATAGTAACATAATCTGGCTGTAAATAATGAAGTGCTACTGCATCTCCTTTAGCATCTCTTTCTATATAAGCATATCCATTGCCTTTAAGTAATGTACTTACTATCAAAGTCTTTATAAAAGTAAACCTGCTCATCTTATTGTTCGGCTCTTTGTTCAGTAAGTAGTAGGTAGGATGCTTAATAAACTTTTCTTTATAACCAGAATCATTAATGTAATATGGTTCTAATGGAAGCTGTGCTACTGCATCACTAATAACATCTACACACCTGTAGACTGTAGATAATAACATAGCCTTATTAGTAGTATAGCTACCATTCATATTATACATCAATGAATCACAGAATAACCCTCTGGTTTCCTGCTCTGGTTCTTTCTTTTTAAACCAATTAGTAAAAATTCCCATTAAATAGTCAGTATTTCATTTGTGTAATGTGGTGTTCTCAGATACATACCTAAAGCCTGTATCATTGCTATAGTTCCATCTATCTTCTTCTTATCTACTGCCTTATTCGGTTTAACATTACCATTATAATCAGACTTCAAAGTAACATTTCTAAAGCAGTACCTATTTATTTCATTGTTATCAATAACTGCCTTACCAGATAGTATTAGCCTTTCCAGTTCTCTAGTAGGCATATTAAAGTTACCTAGTGTTTGTGGATATTCTTCTAATGGTAATCCCTGCTCTGTAGAATCTATAGCCCATTGTGTAGCATTATACTTGTCATATCCTACAGACTGGATATTAACTACATCAGCATATCTAAGCATATCAGTAGTTATATAGTCATAATCGGTAACATTACCACTGGTAACAGTAAGATACCCCTGCTGCTTCCAGTATTTGTAAAGTTCCTTATCTGCCTTATCCTTTAATGCCGATTCTGGAAGATAGTAATGTGTTTTGAAGTGGTAAGTACCATCCTGTACTACTAAGTAAGCTACAGCAGTCAAATCCGAAGTAGCAGCTAAATCCACACCTACATAGCAATCCATACCAGCAAACTTATTAAGGTCTACTTCCTGACTGCACTTAATAATATAGTCCTCTGGTAGCCACACATTAGAACTGTCACACCATAAATTCAAAGTCTTAGTTTTAACTCCGACTTCATCAGCAGGGTTATTTATTGCCTGTTGTACCTGTCCTCTAATGTATTTGGAAGTTACTGTAATATCCAAGTTTGGTGCACATTTAACCCAGTTCTTTTCATCTCTCCAATCATCAGCAGCATCTAAAGAATAGATAGCTATAAACATTTCATCATCTACCTTTAAGCCATTAAGCACTTCTATAGCTACGGTTCTTAATTGGTAACAGGGTAAAGTTTTGTCAAATCCAGCAGTAGTAATAGTACAAAGATGCGGGTTCATCCTCATCCCCATACTGGACTTAATAACATCACGTACTTTACTATTCTTAGCAGCGTGATATTCATCCAATAAACCAAAGCTGGCATTAAATCCATCCAGCTTACTATCATCAGCAGCCAATACTTTCAACTTGGAATTAGTAAGGTTAAACAGAATATCAGCTCTATAGGCTGTAAGATACTTGCCTTTAGAATCCAATCCCTTACTAAACTTGCTACACATATCAAAGGCTATCTTAGCCTGCTCTTTACTATTAGCAGCCAGTAATACTTCTGCACCATCTTCACCATCAGCTATTAAATAATACAAGCATAAAGCAGCAGCCAAAGCTGTCTTACCCTGCTTTCTACTTACTTCTATATAGCTGCTAGTATATCTTCTGGTAGTAGTTCCCTTCCAGTAGAATCCAACTATATTAGCTATTATAAACTGCTGCCATCCTTCTAAGGTGAATGGTTTACCAGAATGTCTACCTGTATAATGCTTCAATGTGCTAATGAACAGAATGGCTCTATCTACCTTGTCCTCTTTAAATTCCAAATCATCCCTTTGCAGGTCATTCTGGAATCTCTTACAAGCCAGCTTAATAGTTTCACCAGCTATTATTTCACCATTAAGAACCCTACTACAATATTCATAGTAAAGTTTGGTACTCATTTTATACTTCTATATTTCTTAAAATGTGGGCTATAACATCTACAGTCCATCCATCACCTAAAACATCTGCTGCTTCATTATCAGTAAGTATATCACAATATCCTTTAGGCATAGTTTGTAATCTCTCCCTCTCTGCTTTATTCAGATACCTTACATCATTGAAGATAGGTGAGCTGCATACAATATCACTAGCTGCCATCCCTCTAAAGTGTTCATCATAGTAATCTTTACACTGCTGATAGTGCTTCTCATCCTTAAAGATAAGAGTAGTGAAGCCTTTAGCATAGAATCTATGAAACATCTTTATAGGTGTTTTTAATGGTCTGCTATCAGATACAAGCAAACACCTAGCTTTATCTTTAGGAGAATAGCCACTATCTAAAACATCATTCAGATTTATCCCTTTATCATCTGGAGCCACTATATTAGGAATATTAGTCCAGTATAATCTAGGTCTATTTTGTGCAGAAAGTAATTTACTATTTATAGCTATTGGTTCAACTCCTAGAAGCTCATTTATCTTAGCTTCATCCGCTTTCTTCATTTTTACATTCTCCAATAAGAAATACTTTGGTTTTAATTCTCTAAGTAATCTTAGGTAATGATAGAACAAAGAACTCTTTTCTCCCTCTAAACCATTTCTTGTTAAATTTGCACAACTAAAATCCTGACAAGGGCTACCACCTATAAGTAAATCAATTTTAGGCAATTCTTTAGCTTCAATCTTTGTTACATCTCCTAATTGAATAGTATTGGGGTAATGCGCTTGTGTTACTTTAATAGCTATTGGTTTAATCTCGCTTGCATAGTAATTATCTACTTTAATTCCTGCTCTTTCTAAAGCTATCTGTCCGCAACTTATACCATCAAACAAACTTAGCACATTCATTACCTAGTTTCCTTTCCTTCCTTTATAAACTGTTCAAATGGGTTATACCCGTCCTGTTCTATTTTAGGCAATTTAGTTCTAGCCTTAGCTGTTAGTCCGAACTCCAGCATAACTTTCATAGCCTGTGTTTGAGCATCTTTAGCAATCTTAATAGCTGGGTGCGGTGCAATGTTACCCCTATCACTGGTAACAGTCAAACCTTCATCTTCTAACTGTTTGGATGCCTTAATGAACATACTGTAGTTTCTAGCCAGCATTGTTAAAGCTGCACTATCCACATTCTCTAACATACCAGTACTATCCAGCTGTTCCAGTACATTCTGCATATATACCTTAGCATCCTTTTCAATGTCCTTTGGAATAGTGTAATTTATCATATTATAGTTTATTTAATTTTTATAATTTATAAAGCTATGTAATGGCTCTAATTGACTTATAATCACTATAATACAATTATTAAAGAATGTGAATTATTTATTTGGAAATCTGTTAAGGTATTAGTAAATTTGTAATACAATTAAAGGCTAAACTATGGAAAGAAGAAGTAATTACCCAATAGAAATTAAAGCTAAAATAGACCTAAATACTGACCTGCTACTAACAGAACTACAGCAATTACTAGGCAAAGACAGGTCTAAACTACTAAGATTGATAATAGCAGATTTCTTTAATAGAAATATTGATATTATAGATGAACATACTAACCACAAGTCAGATAAAGCACCACTAATAGAAGCCATACTAAAGGACTTCTTCAATTATAACAGGGAAACCATTAACCAGTACATTAAATTCAAGAATGATAAGACCACCTAAATCAGCCCTACTACAATATGTTTATGATTACGGACTAGACAAAGCAGCAGCATTATTTCACATTGATACAGAAACAGCAGATAAGATAATTAACTGGAAGCCACAATATGACCAGTACAGCTACAATACAGTAATAGATAAGCCACTTCATAGAAATGCTTCTAAAATAGCTGATATAATAGCCAAACATTATCCCGAATTAGTAAAGCAATACACCACATACTATAAAGACAATATCTATATGTCCCAGACTGTAGAAGATTTCCTACAGAAAGCAGTAATAAGATGTATGGAAGTAGGACTGGAAGATGTAACAGAAGAATCTGTATTAGAACTACTAAGAATGCAATTCAATACTATAAGATGCTATGCTAAGAAGTCCAGCTATACAATGAATAGTAAATTAGCACCATTGGAAGTACAGAATGAAGAAGGTGAATACATAATACCATCAGAACTATATGCCATACCTAAAGAAACCGAATAAGCAGCCTTCCAGAACATTTAACAGGGAAGAAAGACAGAAGATATACCAATCTACCAAATGGAAGGAATTAAGACTAGCTAAGCTAATGCAGCAGCCATTATGTGAACTCTGCTTAGCCAAAGGCATTATTAATGCAGCAGAAGATATTCACCACATAGATTCCTTTATGAATTATACTGGCACTAAAAGACTAGCCAAAGCATTTGACTTTAATAACCTTATGTCTATCTGTAAAGAGTGCCACGCAAAAGAACATCACTATGAACATTAAATTAAGCATACCAGTATTACAAGCATTAACCAATAATGAAGCATTTACTTACTTCTGCACATTAGTAGCCATTAGTAAGAATCCAGATAGTACTATTAAAGATATAGTAAGAATAACAGGTGTTAGTGAAACTACCATCTTTAACCATCTAAAGAAGTTTGAAGAAGTAGCCAACCTAACAATAGATAGAACTGGATGCAGTAATAAGTATAGCTATACAGAACCTACCAAGTTCTTTGTAACCATAGATAGCAGCCTGTTAGATACAGATGTAGATAGATTAGTAATCGGCTTCTTAATCCGATTCAAATGCTGGTCTAGAATAGCATCCAATATTGTAGACCTATCTCTAAATAGAATAGTTCACGAAATAGGGGTACAACATAATACAGTATATTCAGCTTTAGAAGCTGGTCTAGTGAAAAGAAGTGATAAGAAACTTTACTTTAAGTTCATTCATCCATCACTTTGCATACTGTAATACAAGAATATAGCTATTATAACATCCTCAATATAAATTTTAAAATTTGTTATAATTAATTTGTTTATGTCAAAATATTTCACTATCTTTGTATTACAATAAATGAAGGAAACTATCATACTGAAACATAGATTTTAATTCGATTATCTAAGTGGACTGGCTAGCTGATTAGCCAGTTCTTCCACTTAATTCACATCTAAGAATCACAAAGTTATTACCATAAGTACCTTTTGAGCATATTTTAGGTACTGATTGTTAATTATTCATCATAATTTTTGAGTTTGGGTTAGTTAAGCGTAGAATAGTAAGCGTAGTGATACGCTTATTATTTTATTTCAAGTGTGACAAATTTTGGTAGCGAAACCTCAATCTTCTATAGAAAGAATACCCAAAAATGTCACACCAATAATTCAAACTCCAGATGCTTCTAAACTCCAGATTTTAAACCGACTAACTAAACAAACAATTTACAATTATGACAAACATTATTATTACTAAAGAGTACAAGTATTTAGGTGAATATCCATTATTCAAAGAGAATGGTTTACCAGTAGGATATTTAATAGATAAAGGTAAAGTAGGCTGTGGCGGAACATCTATAGCTTTAGAAGATGGTAAAGATACTATTATATGTGTTCCCTTTGTATCACTAATTAAGAATAAGATGCAGAAATATAATACAGATGGTAAGGTTAATGTACTAGGTGTTTATGAAGGTGTTACCACATACGAAATTAGAGAGTATTTGAATACTAAGAAAGGTGCTAAAAAGATTATGTGTACTTATGATAGTTTAGCTAAAATTGCTGGTATTACTGGTTATAACTACTTCTTACTAATAGATGAACTACACCTGTTGTTTATCCAGTATGTCTTTAGAAACAAGGCTGTAAGGACTGTATTAGACGAATATAAGAAATTCAAAGAATGGTCATTCTTAACAGCTACCCCTATTGAATATGATTTAATGCTGGAAGAACTAAAGGATATTCCGACCTTTAAAATAGACTGGGAAGATAAGACCGAAGTAAAGGTAAATGCAGTACAATGTAAGTATGTAGGTGCTACAGTAAAGAAAGTTATCAATGACTTCTTAGAAGGTAAAGTATTCGGTAATGCTCACTTCTTTGTAAACTCGGTGGAATTTATTGCTACTATGATTAAGAACTGTAACCTTACTAATGAGAATACCAGAATCATCTTTAGCAAGAATAATGAAAGCTATAAGCATACTTGTCAAGGTGTTACTAACGGTGAAACTACTGACCCTGTAAAGAAGATAAACTTTTATACTTCCACCTGCTTTGAAGGCTGTGATTTATTTGATACAGAAGGTAAAATTTATATCATCTCTGAAAGCACCAAGGCACAAACCTTAATGGATATTAGTACACAGGTAAGACAGATAGCAGGTAGAATTAGAAATACCCAGTATGCAGATACTATTACACATCTTTATAAAGCTACCAGATACAATACAGACCTTACTTATGAAGAATATAAGCAGGTAGTTCTGGAAGAAGAACAGAAAGCTAAATCATATATTACTAAGGTTAATAATGATAAGGAAATTAAGGAAGGGACTAAAGAAAGCATCTATCATTACATTTGGAAAGATGAAAATACTGGTGAATTTGTATTTGACCCTAATAGGATGAAACTGGATATTTATAACTTCAAGGTACTTAACCATACATACAGTTTACAAGTTAATTTAAGCACTGAATATAATAAGGCTGGTATGGCTGTAGGATGCAGTACAGATAAGACTTCTGATAAGCTATTAAAGAATGATTCAGCCAGAACTACCTTTAAGGATGCTATAGAAGAATATGATTCTATAATGCAAAGAAAGGAAGGTATGGTATTCAGTCTTACAGATGGTGACAGATTAGCCTTATTAAAAAAGAAATATAGCTATATCAAAGATGCTTATGAACTACTAGGTATGGAACAGATTAGAGAACTTAAATATCATACTTCACATATTCAAAGACTTCTTATTAGTATCTCTGAAAAGATGGATAATAATGCTAAGGTAGCTAAGTTACTGCTTACTATTCCTGCATTTAGAATCGGTGAATTTATTCCTTCTGCTGATATTAAAGATTGCTTGAATAGTATTTATGGCACGCTAGGAATCAAAGGAAAAGCTAGCATTAAAGACTTTGAAGATTATGCTAAGATTAAGGAAGCTAGGAAAAGAATAGATGGTAAGCAGGTAAGAGGTTATATTATTCAGTACATTAAAATTAAGTAAGCTATGGTTATTGACTTTACACCCAGTACAAAGGAATCAGAAGAAGCTAGAATATTAAAGCTAAAGGAAGATGCAGTAGAAGCTGGTATTAAAGCTAAGGAAATTTTAAACAGCATAGGAATTAAATATATCATCCGACTTTATAAAGAAGGTGGTTGTATTAAGTTTTACAAAGGTTCTAAATGTATAATGATGGCAGGTTTACTAGCTGGCACTAATGAACTAACAGCTAATTTCTCTCTTTATTATAATGCTACTAAACTTAAAGACAGGAAAAGATTTAAAACTGTAGAAGAAAATGATTTCCTTACAGATATACTACTAAACCTTTATTCTCAACTACAATAATCAGACCTAAGACAGTGTTTAGATGAATTATTAAAATTATTGTAATTTAGCTTTGATATGTAAAATATTATTATTATATTTGCAATATGATAAAGAGTTAAATGGGAATGACTTTATCATTCTGGTTAGTGAGTAATTTAGTTCTATTTTACTACTAATCAAAGTAATAATACTACAGATACTTCTACTACAAAGATTATCCTATCACATAGATTATTTATTTTATAACTAACTTCGTTATTCATTCAGTAAGGTAGTCTGTGAAGATAGCCTTACTTTACTTTGATTATTAACTACTTAAACTATATATACTATGTTTACAACCTATGTATTACTAACATTCTTAGCAGTTCTAATGTATTTCCTTATTAGGACTGTAGTAAATGAGATTAAACAACATATCACAGAAGAAACAGATAGGGTTATTAAGGCTATTAAAGATAAGAACTATGTGGGTAGATGAAGAAGCAGTTATATCAGAATCAGATGAAGCATTAAATATATTAAGTGAATGAAACGTATGTCAGAACAAACTATTAACGCAATTATTAACTACTTAGTCCAGCAACCTTATAAAGATGTGGCTGGACTGTTACAGATGATACAGCAGGATTTACAAACTAAAGAAGAACCTGCTAAGGAAGAATAACCCATTAGCCTGTAAATGATATATGGTTAATGTGAATGGCTAATGATTTATGTATAATGGAATACAGGCTAGTACAAACTACTAGCTTAAATGGATAAATTTGATGAATTAGAACTAAATGGAAGGAAACTACTAGAATCATTTTTAATACAAGTGGGTGCTACTAATCTGCATCCTACAGAAGATAAATATGCACCAGTGGACTACTATTTTACTTATAAGGATAAGAAGGTAGTAGCTGAAATAAAGGTAAGAGATATTAAGTATGAAGGCTATGATACTCATTTAATGGAAGTATCTAAATATAAGTCCTTAGTGAAGGATAAGAAAGATAGCCAGTCAGATACAGCATACTACATTAACTTCTTTACAGATGGAACTAAAGTTAATGCCTATTGGTATAGTACTAATACTATTAGGAACTTTGGTACTATAGATTATAAATACTGTCCGACTACTACAGCAGCCGATAACGGTAACTACTATAAGAAGGTTATTATGATTCCTTCTAATAAGGCTCAAAGATTTACCTTAGTAAATGGTAGGTGGTCTAAGATGAATTAACTATATTTGCTCAAACTTTAAATTTATTGATTATGAAAAAATTATTACTATTATTATTTGCAGTACTAACATTAACAGCTTGTGGTGATTCACCTATTAAATCATACATTACTAAAACATATCCTACAGCCACTAATATTGAAATAATGGAAGATAGTGCTTATAACGCACATTTCGATATAACCAGATTAAATAGGGAATGTAGTGAAGTAATAGAGAAACTAGTAGATATGTCTAAGCAGGAAAGAAGGACTGCTATAGATAGTCTGGAAGTAGCTACAGTAGCTATTCAAGTTCACTTGGAAGATGTATTTAATACTCCCAAAATCAACTCTAAGGCTTATAAAGTGAATCTTACTTTAAATGGTCTGCCCAAACAGATAGTAGTATTTGAGCATCCATTAGGCAATATGTACTTTACTGGTGAACAGATTGAAACTGAATTTAATAATCTTCTGGATAAGATAGAAGATATGAAATAATAAAATACTGTCCAAAATATTTTATAGTACCACTTTAAAAAGCCTAGTCTGTCTTAATTGGCAGGTTAGGCTTTAATGTTCTTATTATTATTTGTACATTTCTATTGGTTGAGATTCATTTAATTTATATATTTGCAACATCATTAAATAAAAGACTAATAACTCCTCTTTAAAACTCTTATCACAATGAAAACATTTAAATTATTAAGTATGGTTTTGATAGCCATTTTTATTAGCAACAGTTTCACAGCTTGTAGTAATGATGAAGAGCCAGTAGTACCACCTGTAGAAGATGAATATATAGATATACCACTAAAATTATCTATAGATGCTTCTATAGATATAACAGATGAACCTATAAGTCGGACAGGTAATCAAGAACCTGTATATGCAATAGACATAGAAGAAATAGACCCCAATACTTCTACAACTACTGACTATGCTTATGGTTTCTTTAGAAGTTTAGATAACGTAACCATAAAATTAAAAAAGGATAAAGAGTATAGAATATACGCTGCACTATATTATGATTTCTTTCCTAAATATAAATTTTATTCTGATGATGGGCTTAATCCAGCTACATTTTACAATACCCTTAATTCCGCAACACTATTATAAAATATTTTTTTTAAGTACCTGAGCAACAAAAAGTTGCTCAGGATTTTGCCATGTCAGAGGATTCACTTAA